TGTCGACACCGGTGTGCTGAACCTGCTCGATGAGGTACTCGTGACCCTTCTGGGCGAAGCGGCGGCGCTCCTCGGTGTCGAGGTAGATGTAGTTGGCCCAGACCTTGAGCTTTTCCTTGTTGAGGTAGGTGGTGAAGTCGGAGGCGAGATCGATGTCGATGCGGACCTCGTGGTACTGGAGGGCGATGAGGGGGAGGTAAAGACCGGGGTTGCGGTTGAAGAAGAAGACGAGAGGAAGGTAGACGGTGTTGCCTGAAGTGGCGGTGGTCATCTTACCCCAGTTGATCTTCTTGGACTCGTCGAGGTACAGCTCGGAGTACATGCGCCACCACTTCTGGTAATGCTTATCGATGCGCTGACCACCGATGGAAAGCTCGACGTTGTTGATGGCACGCTCGGCCACCCAGTTGCAGTCATCGAGGGTGCTCGAGGTGGAGGTGTTGGCGGACAGAGATTCGAGTTCGACGTACATGTCACCGACGAGATCACCGTTGCGAGCGACGGTGACGGAGACGCGACCAGAGTTGGCGGGGGTACCGTTGATGGTCTGTTCGATGTTCTCCATCGCAAAGTTGGTGTGACGCTTATATTTCGCCTGGAAGAAGGTCACCTCAGGGTTACCGGTGAGGTAAACATCCTGGGCACCGTAAGCTACGAGTTGCATGAGACCACCGGCCATTTTGAGAGTATTGTATTATATACGGAGAAAAAAATTTTGGGTAAATGCGCATTTATGGAGTTGAAAAAATATCAGCGAGTAATAAATGTCTGCACATCCTGAAGAACTACCCGAGGAAGAAGATCCCATTCTCATGTCGGACGATGAAGAGGAGGACGAGGAACCCATGGAAGCTGGTATCGACCTGGGTGAACTCATGACTTCCCTCATGGCCACAGAGGATGGTGACACCGTATGTTCGGCTTTGGTGAATATCGCCACCCAACTCCAAACTCAAAATAAAATTCTTATAAAGATACTCAATAAAATGAATACCGCTTAAGGATAAAATGTGTATGTAATCTAAATGAGACAAACTCACTTCATTGATAAGGATCCTAATATTTACGAAGCACTCACAGAGCTTCAGAAAGAAAATGTCCAGTCAATGAATGAGGAACAGGTATTGAGGTTCATCGAAAACTTCGAGTTTAGATGGTACCTACACAACAGCGATGGTGTGATTCCATGTATGGAGAGGGCTGCCAAACTCGGATACAGACAATTTATTCACCCCGATTATCTGAACGAAGATGGCATTCCATATCCTGATAAAATCGACATCATGGCCATCAGAGGATTCAAGAATAGAATGATAAACTATCTCATTCAATTGAATAATCATGTACAAATCCACGAAAAGGAATATTCATACAAAGATGACATCACCATCAGTAAGCGAATTAATAACATCATTCTCCAGATTGAGGATGGGTTTGAAAATGTGAGACGACATCAGATTTCATTCGATAGAGTCATCGCTCCCACAGCGTTACCTAGGGTACCCGTCTACACGGATCCGTCCACCATGGATGACGAAGAGATTGAAAAGGCGACGGCGTTTCAAAAATGTCTCATCATCACCCTGAAGGAGGCTTACAGGGCGGGATACCGGCGTTATAAGGGTCACTGTTGTGAAGAGATTAAAACTGTCGATGGGTATCGAACCAGAGCCTGGAACCCCATGTTTACAATCGAAGAATTTGTCTATTCCCTCCCAAAAAAAGAGAGTAATTTCGTCAACTGGAAAAATTTCACGAGTAAAGGTTCGATATTCAGGGATGTCATCGATAATATTTCAAAGTGTCAAGATGCACAATTTCCAGAGATTAAAAAAAGGCGTCACGTGTGGTCTTTCAAGAATGGAGTCTTCGTGGGTAAGGAATGGATCCCAGATAGGGGTGTGTACGACTGTCGATTTTATCCGTACAAGAGTGATAAATACGCCTGTCTCGATCCGAGTATAGTGGCTTGTAAATATTTTGATCAACAGTTTGATGACTTTTCTCATGTGGAAGACTGGACCAAGATTCCAACGCCTTATTTCGATTCGGTGTTGAAATATCAAAAGCTAGATGATGATGTCTGTAACTGGGCGTATGTCATGGGGGGTAGACTCTGTTTCGATGTGGGTGAGATGGATGGGTGGCAGGTGATTCCATTCTTCAAGGGTATCGCACGATCGGGTAAGTCTACACTCATCACCAAAGTGTTTAAAAAATTTTATGAAAATGAAGATGTGGGTACACTCTCGAACAATATCGAAAAGAAGTTTGGTCTTTCAGCCATTAAAGATGCATTCATGTTCATAGCCCCAGAGGTGAAGGGGGATCTCGCACTCGAACAAGCCGAGTTCCAGTCCATCGTATCCGGGGAAGATGTATCCGTCGCTGTGAAGAATAAGACGGCCGTTTCGATCGAATGGAAGGTCCCGGGGGTATTGGGTGGTAATGAGGTTCCAAATTGGAAGGATAATTCTGGTTCGGTACTCAGACGCATCTTACCCTGGAACTTTGGAATTCAGGTGAGTGACGCAGATATAAAATTAGACGAAAAACTTAACACTGAACTTCCCATTATTCTCCTCAAATGTGTGAGAGCCTATCTCGATTATGCGAATAAATATGGTAGCAAGGATATTTGGAACGTGGTACCTAAATATTTTAAGAAGATTCAAAAACAAGTGGCCATGGTGGCGAGTAGTCTCACAAACTTTTTGGAATCCACGAATGTCGTATTGGGTGAGGATTTATTCGTACCTCAGAAGGATTTCATCGCCAAGTTTAACCAACATTGCAAAGAGAACAACCTGGGTAATCACAAATTTCATCAGGATTTCTATGCTGGTCCGTTCAGTTCTCGTAACATCGAAGTCAGAGTGGAGACTGTAAAATACAAGGGACGCATATGCAAGAATCAACCCATCATTTATGGTTTAGATGTAGTGAGCGACGACCTCACATTCACCGATGACATCTAAAAAAAATATCGACATCTAGTAATATGAACCAAAAGGTGCGTGAATTTGTAAAAAATTCTGGAGTGAGAATCCAATCACCAAACAGTAACAATAATAATAACAATTTTGCAAAAGAATTGGAGATGGCCATGGAGGTGGAGGTGCCGAATACATTACAAAAAAATCTCGTAAATAACAACTCGTACAACGATCCATTCGCGAATGAATTCAATGTCAATAAAATATTAAAAAATGTGGGACTTTTACCCGGTCTCGAGACGAGTAAATTGAACCCCGGTATGTTTAACGCCACCGTAGATTCTGGATTTGGACAAAAAGAGTCTGTGGTGGACCTCAAGGAAATACTCAAAAATGTACCCAAACCCAAGACGCCTATTGGTGAGGGTCTTTATATAGACACGAAAGAGATAAAAGGTATTTTTGGACAATTTAAAACCGGGTTTTCGCACACAAGAGAAGCTGGACCCAAGGGTGACCTAAACAAAAATTTCTTCTCCGTGCAAATCATGCTCATCGTCTCTAATGACGTGGAGAGTAAGGGGGCCACAGTCAACTTTTACCGTAACGGTAAAATTAGATTTTCCGGTGGCTTCGTGGGTACCAATATCGCCAATCAACCCGAACTCATAAGACGATTTGTGGTCAAGACGTACACGAAGGGTCAACCCTTCTTTTACAATCCATTCATATACAATAATCTCAGTGGTCAGTTTAGAATTAACGGTGTGTTTAAAGATCTCTCAATGATTTCAAAATTTGGAAAAAAATATGGCATGACTTCCGTGTCGTATGAACCTGAATTGTCTCCATTTTTGTATGCGTACTTTGGAAAAAGAAAGTACATCATCACGAAGAGTGGAAATATTCAAATTTCAGGTGCGGAAAATCCATCGGATATGCTCGAGAGTTATACCTTTGGTAAAACATTCGCGCAAAAACTCGATGCGGATGGAATGATCAATGTGACTGGAGTTTTCGATGAAGGTGTCAAGGCGAAAGCTCCACCCCCAAAAAAGAAAAAGGTAGTCTCTAAAAATTTAACAAAGTCGCAGATGAATGTACTTCAGATTAATGCTAAAAAATGTGAAAAATTAAAAAAGAAGGAACTCGTGGATCTGGCTCGTCAGATGGGTGTGGTGAATTTTAGAACAAAGACAAAGGATGGTTCGAGGATGGCCACGAAGAGTGAAATTTGTCGGAGAATTCAAAACACGACCGGTACCAAAAAGGTGACATTTAAAAACGCAAACAAAAATGTACCTCTGATGGGTAAGGGTAACGCCATGAAGATCGGTAAAAAGTTGTGCAAGGATTTGAAAAAACCCGAAATCATTCGAGTAGCCACTATTTTAAAAATACCCGTGAGTCCCACGGACACGAAAATTTCACTGTGTAAAAAAATTGAACAATTTAAAAACAAACCCGTCACCCCTCCTCCCCCACCACCCAAAAAGATTGTGTCACCACCTCGCCCCAAAAAGGTGAATGTCAAGAGGACGGAGACCATAGCCAAGAGGCGTCTCGATGATAAATCGATCCGTGAGGACATCATAAAACTTTACGGTATCTCATGGATGAAGCGATACAAACCCAACATCAATCAAGATGTCAAAAATATGAAAACCGCCATAAGCCTCATCAACAAGGGTAATAAGATGAATATACCCTTCAAGAGAAACGCTGATTACATAAAGAAACGGGTAGTGGAGCGATGGAAATTCGAGCGTCGTCGAGAGTTGGAGAGAAAGTATCTCATGAATACAGTCAATCTCACGGGTATCGCTTATAACTTGAGGAACAATTATCGTCGAGCGGCAGCCAACTTCATCATGAATCAAAAGACAAAACCCAGTGAAAAGAAAATGAAGGCATTCAGGAACAACTGGCTCAAGTTTAAGAATAATGTGGGTAAGGTGACAATCGGGGCGAAAGCCAAAGTAGAAAAAATATAATCATGAAATTAATGTAGACACATCAGTAATTTTTTGAAGAATATTTTTCAGATTTTCAATCTTGGATGGATGTATAATTTCAAGTTCAATCTGATAAGATGCCTCATCCTCTGAATCTTTGTCTAAATTGTCACCGGTAGAGATGGTCATGTCTATACTCAGATTTTTCCTCACGAACGAATGTCTCATTTTCGTGCGTATCCGATCCATATCGTACTCCCCAGAGGTGGGAATTTCCCTCGATACACAAAACCTAACATCCAAGGGTTCTCGTGTGAAATCCTTTTTGACGACTGTAATTTTCTGAATCATCTTTTGTTCACCCGTATCATTATTTCGTGTGATTCTGACATTACTCGAATCGTTATAATACACTTCGGATGTGGACTCATCTACCCGCTCCCATCCATCGTATTTTTTCAAACCTCTGAGAACCTTGGACCACACATCTTTTCCCACATTCGTATCGAATAATGTACCATTATGTTTTCCGAAACGAAATTCAATTTCAATATCTTCCTCATCTTTGTGCGTGTCAATCACAGAGTGAATAGCATCGAACAGATCCATGTCATTATGATAGTGCGCCATTTTCTTAAGTGTTTTTATACTCGTAAAATGTAATGAAAGGTTTCGAAAACACTGGAAACACCTGTTACTTCAACACAGCCGTGCAATGCCTGGTTAATATACCGGTACTGTCTAATCACTTCTTGAGATGTCCTTACGATGGACCTTGTGAGTTCACTAAGGTGTATTCTTCGCTCATTCACACT